CCCCATCCGGGGGCCTCGCGTCAACACCTATGGAGGTGCCATGCCATACGATACTCGCTCTCGTACTTCCGGTCACGTGAGATCAGGGATCTCTCGTCGGAATACTGGGGCGAGCACGTTCGTTCTGGGACCTTCGCACTACGAATGCGTTTATTCGTATCGTAGTGCGAAGCATGTCAACAACGCGAAACCGAACCCTGAGGACAGCTACATCCCGCCGAAAGGTGGTAACCTAGCTGAAACTCTAGCCTATAGACGAGATTTCACGGAGCGTCAGCTCACGGGGATCTTGTCAAAAGGAAGAGTTGCACCTACGCATTTCCTTCTTGGAGATGTAGGACATGAATTCGCCGTCTCGAAGATTTCATCCCGCACATCGCCGAGTAGACTCGTCTACTCTGGTAATGCGGCGGGCACTGACCTCTACGACTTGTTTGACCCGCAGCCTCGCTTCATCCGTACGTTAGATCGTACCGGTGCTGTGCAGACTACAGGACCCATTCAAGACATGAGCGGCTATTTCGCGTCCCTGGGATTCGCACCCTTCGTAGGGGGTCTCACCAACCTTGGACCGGGTAATTCCGATCGAGTGAAACTTGAGGCTTCACAGCTAAATGCTATGAATCCCTTCAAGAGCACTGCGTCCCTAGCTCAGGGCGCCGTGGAGCTTCTCCGCGGCGATGTCCCTAAGCTTTTCGGACGTCTGGTTGGTCACTACAACCTCATCATGAGGATGAAGTCCGACGGCATCAGAGATGCTACTCAGGCCCTTGGGTCTGACTACCTCAATGTTGTCTTCGGATGGACCCCTATCATTCGTGATATTCAGGCCGCTATCAATGTCTTTGCTGATATTGATAAGGCTCTGTTCATCTCGGATGATACACGAAGGAATCGCAAGTGGGTTGTCTGGAAGCGGGGCGCTGGCACAACTGCCAACGTCACTTTGACGGCTGCTGGTCCCTTACAGGATCTTGCAGCTGACGACGCGTTTGGTCAGCGATCGGTAGTGGGAACTCCCATTACCCTCGCCACCAACTCGCGGCCTTTCGACATCACACTTTCTGACGAAGTGAGTATCTGGACCACTGCCCGGTTTCACACCGGAGTCCGCCCCTCGGCCGCTAATAACGGCTTCTGGGATCGGGCTGAGGACCTTAATAGGGTTCTCGGCGATGATTTCGATATCTCCTTCGTCTGGGAGTTGACCCCATGGTCATGGCTGATCGACTGGTTCTCTAATGTAGGATCAGTGCTCGAGAACATCTCTGATCTCGGGCTGAACCACACTCTCCTGAACTACGCGTATTCCACTCTCCGCCGCGAGGCGAGATGTGTAATGCGCGCAGATCCCTGGACCAAGAGCGTACCTACTGGAATCGGTGTGATTAGTCACACCGGCTCCACTACAGTAAGCACCTTGGACCAGAAGATAAGGCGAGTGGCCTCCCCCTTCGGGTTTGGCGTTAGCCTCGATTTGCTAAACGCAAATCAATGGGCTATCCTGGTCGCACTGGGCCTAGCCCAGGCGCGATGAGCACAACTGAACACCAATTCAACAACAATTGAACAGGAGAACACTGTGGCATTCGCAGATCCTCAGTCTGTCACCATCGGAACGACGCCTGGCGCCGTTTCGCTTCCTCGTGTCAACACTGGCTCGGACGTTGGAAAGTTTTCCAACTACGACGCCAAGGTTGATCTGGAAGTTTCGACCGCCTACGGCAAGCGGTCGCGCCACGTGGCGCGACTTACCTACCGTAAGGTCGTCACGGATCCGCTGGTCTCGACGACGAACGTTGTCGCATCGGGAACAGTCACCATGACGATTGATGTGCCTCCCTCGGGATTCTCTGCTCTTGAGCAGAAGGATCTCGCAAAGGCACTCATCGGTCACCTCACCGCATCCTCGGATGCACAGCTGATCAAGCTGATCGCAGGGGAGAACTGATGAATGAAACCGTTCTTGTGCTCACCTTGATGTCCCTCACGGGATGTCTCGGTGTCACACTCGGTCTCGTCGTCGGTTTTTCTCGAACCCGCGAGGTGAAGGGGTAACAGGCCAAGGTCTACGAGGTCGCGACTGGATGCACTAACTCTCAGAAAGGAGCAGCGCATGAAAAGCCAGTTCGATCTCCACGCAGCCGTACTGACTGATCAGCTACGGTTGCTAGGCCTTGACGCCTCTCGAGATCTCGCTACATTGAGATCTCACGTCGAAACAGGTGGGGATTCATTCCTCACCATCACCCTTCCTGAGCTGGGGGCTGTTCTTGAACAGTCCCTGGCCAGGGAGGCTCTTGTCCATAATGGAACTCCGCTCACGAGCAGGAGATCCAAAAAGGACATCAGACCGTTTTTCTTGCACGGTCTGTGGAGCATGGTGTTCGACGAAAGGGGCGTTCTCTTGGCACATCCCGACACAGATGCCATTCGCGCTATCCGGCAGATCTCGTATCTGCACGGGAAGCTGAAGAAGCTACCTACCCAGGATAAGGTAGATAGCGCGCTACGGCAATTTGTGTCCACGGATGAATCCATATCTGACACGACTATACCTTCTGAACTCCGCGAGGAGTTTCAGAAGATGTCACGTCAGCTATGGGGGACCTACTTCGGTCGAATGGAATCCTTCCTTTTTAAGGACGGATTCCTTTCTGACTCGAAGCATGGTCCTGGTGCAGTAGCCGACAAACTTGGGAGCAATTCCAAGTGGCTGGCTCGGGGCTGGACAGAGAGGCTCGATGCCTACTTCCCAGCCCACGAATACCTAGAGCACCGTTTCGTCGAAGACGTAGACGGGCTCGAACTGCACCCCCCCGGGACCGAACCACCTGCTAGGGTGGTCTGTGTCCCTAAAACGGCGAAGACACCACGTGTGATCACGATTGAACCGGTGTACAACCAGTTCATTCAACAGGGTCTGAAAGCCCTGTTCGAAGAGTGGATGAATTTCCACCCTTCGGTTTCGTACGTGTACCAGGAACCGAATCGCGAGCTTGCTCGCGCCGGGTCCATTGATGGGAGTTTTGCGACCATTGACCTTTCTGAGGCCAGTGATCGCGTCTCTCTTCGCGTAGTCAAGGATCTCTTCCGTTGGAATCCGCACCTTCTCGGTGCGATCCTGAGTTGTAGATCGATGACTGCCGAGCTTCCCGATGGCACTAGCGTGCTTCTCAGGAAATTCGCGTCTATGGGGTCAGCTCTAACCTTTCCGATTGAGACGCTCGTCTTCGCGACGATCGCCCGGATGGCTATGAGCCGTGCCAAGAGACGGTACGACGGGGTTCACACTTCGACGTATCGAGTGTATGGTGATGACATCATCGTCCCATCGTACGCTGCCAATGACTGTGTCGAGTTGCTTGAGGCTTTTGGTCTCAAGGTCAACAACCGAAAGTCTTTCACGGAGGGAAACTTCCGTGAAAGCTGCGGTGGAGATTACTTTCGAGGCACGCCGGTAAACCCGGTACGTGTTCGCAAAGATCTCCCGACCAGTCGCCGCGATGTAGAAGAAGTTGTGGCGATTGTAGCATTCCGGAACCTGTACTTCGAGAAGTACGGGCCCACGGAATTCGTCACAGAGCTGGACAACTTCATCGAGGGTATTATCCCCTTCCCTGAAGTTGACCCCCAGCACGCAACATCAGCGCTGGTAAAGAGAGGTTTCGGAGACGCGGTTTATCCGGGTTTCGATTTCTCTCTCCATCGCCCATTTATCTACGCCTGTGTGCCAGTTTACGAACTGCCATGGGACGAGATTGATGGTGATGCTGCACTTCGCAAGTATTTTTGGACCCCGTTCAACGAGGATCCGAGGCACTTGCTACGCGCGGGGCGTCCTGTATCTGCCAAACTAAAATACAGGCGTGTAGTCCTTTAACGAGGACTATGCGGGAATAGGTCTTCGACCTATTGAATCTAACGATTCCGTGAGGACGGGGTCTCCCCGTCAGAGGGGGGCCCCCGACACTTTGACTCTGGCATCCAACCAGTTCGAAGCGTCGCAGGG